GGTGCGCGCCGCGATGAAGCGCTGGCAGGAATACCCCCCGAAGGGCATCCCCATGTGCGCGATCGGCGTGGACGCCTCCGGCGGGGGCGACGACGACATGGTGCAGGCGCCGCGCTACGACGGCTGGTTCGCGCCGCTCGTGAAGACCCCCGGCAAGGACATCCCGCCCACGCAGCACGGCAGCTACTGCGCGGGCCTCGTGGTCGCCACGCGCCGCGACAAGGCGCTGGTGATCGTGGACATGGGCGGCGGGTACGGCGGACCCACGCTCGAGCGCCTGACCGAGAACGAGGTCGAGACCCAGGCTTACAAGGGCGCCGAGGGCACCACGAGGCGCACGCGGGACGGGAAACTGGGCTTCACCAACACCCGCAGCGCCGCCTACTGGGCGATGCGCGAGGCGCTGGATCCAGACCAGCCCGGCGGCAGCCCGCTCGCGCTGCCGGACGACACCCGCCTCATGGCAGGGCTCACCGCGCCGACCTACACGATCACCGCCCGCGGCATCCAGGTCGAGCCGAAAAGCGCGCGCGAGGGCGGCAAGAAGGGCGTGGTCGAGCGCCTCGGATTCAGCCCGAACGAGGCCGACGCCGTGGTCATGGCGTGGTGGGCCGGTCCCAAGCAGATCACGCATGCGCTAAACTGGGCCGAGGAACAGGTGAGCTCGAGGGGGAAGTACGGCCAGGCGCCCAAGGTGCTGATGGGCCGAGCGCAGGCGAAAAGGAGGTAGTCCCATGAGCTTCGAGACCGTAGGCACCGCGATCGTCAGCCAGCTGGCCGGCAAGGTGTTCTCCAGCCTGCTCAGCGACGAGAAGCCAGCCACGCCGATGGCAGCCGTGCCGGCCCCCACCGAGATCAAGGTCGAGGCGCCCGCCGTGCAGCCGGTGACGCCGATGGAAACCCCGCCCGCCGCCGGCAGCACCACCGCGCGCAGCGCCGCGCAGCGCGCCGCCGAGCGCGCATCGCTCTCGGCGCAACTCAAGCGCCGCGGCCGCGCGAGCACGATCCTCTCGGACCCGGGCCTCACGGCCGACGCCACCCTCGGCGCCTAACCGCCAGCCCGGAGGCCACATGGACGCCAAGCAGCTCCGCGAGCAGTGCGACCAGCTCTTCGGTAATCGCTCCACGCTGATGCTCCTGTGGCAGGAGGTCGCCGAGAACTTTTACCCCGAGCGCGCCGACTTCACCTACCAGCGCACCCTCGGCCACGAGTTCGCCGAGAACCTGATGACGAGCTACCCGATCATTTGCCGGCGAAACCTCGGGGACTCGATCAGCACGATGCTGCGCCCGACCGCGAAGACGTGGTTCCACATGGGCACCCAGGACCCCGACAGAGAGGACAACGACGCGCGCGCGTGGATGCAGTGGTCCGAGACCGTGATGCGCCGCGCGATGTACGACCGGGTGTCGCGCTTCACGCGCGCGACGAAAGAGGGCGACCACGACTACGCCACCTTCGGCCAGGCCGTGATCAGCATCCGCCTGAACAAGAACCGCGACGCGCTCCTCTACCGCTGCTGGCACCTGCGCGACTGCGCGTGGCAGGAGAACGAATCCGGCGAACTGTGCCTCTTCGTGCGCAAGTGGAAGGCCAAGGCGCGCGACCTCGAGCAGGCCTTCGGCCGCGACAAGCTGGACCGCAAGATCGTCGAGCAGCTCGAGCAGGGCAAGCCCTTCTCCGAGTGGGACGTCTATCACATCGTGGTCGCCGCCGAGATGTACGACGGCAACGCCAAGGGCCGGCCGTACTGGTCGATCTACTACGACATCGACAACGAGAAGGTGATCGAGGAGGTCCCGACCTGGAACCGCGAGTACGTGGTGCCGCGCTGGCAGACCGTGAGCGGCAGCCAGTACGCGTTCAGCCCGGCCACCGTGGCGGGCCTGCCTGACGGGCGCCTGCTGCAGGCCATGACCTACACCCTGCTGGAAGCGGGCGAGAAGATCGTGAACCCGCCGATCGTCGCCACCCAGGACGTGGTGCGCTCGGACATCGGGCTCTACGCCGGCGGCATCACGTGGGTCGACCGCGACTACGACGAGAAACTGGGCGAGGCCCTGCGCCCGCTGACGCAGGACGCGCGCGGCATGCCGCTATCGGCCGAGATGCAGCGCGACTGCCGGGCGATGCTGGTGGAGGCCTTCTTCCTGAACAAGCTGACCCTCCCGCAGCGCAGCCCCGAGATGACCGCCTACGAGGTCGGCCAGCGCGTGCAGGAGTACATCCGCGGCGCGCTCCCGCTCTTCGAGCCGATGGAGGTCGAGTACAACGGCGCGCTGTGCGAGCTGACATTCGACCTGATGCTGCGCGCCGGCGCATTCGGCAGCCCGCTCGACATCCCCGAGCGCCTGCGCGGCGCGGACATCCGCTTTCGCTTCGAGAGCCCGCTGCACGACGCGATCGAGCAGCAGAAGGGGCAGAAGTTCCTCGAGGCAAAGTCCTACATCGCCGAGGCGATCGCCCTCGACCCGAGCACGGCAGCGGTACCGGATGCGGTTACGGCCCTCCGGGACGTGCTGGCCGGGGTGGGCGTGCCGGCGAAGTGGATGCGCAGCGAGCAGGACGCGCAGCGCATGCTCGACCAGCAGGCAGCCCAGAAGCAGGCGGCCACCATGCTCGCCGCCATGCAGCAGGGCTCGGAGGTCGCCGCCAACCTCGGCTCGGCCCAGAGGGACATGGCCGCCGCCCAGGTGCCCGCGTAACGGATGGCGACCCGCCCCCGCATCCTCGGCGAGGAGCCGACCCGCACCGCCCCCAAGAAGCCCTCCCGGCAGGCGCTGCTCGAGCGCGCGCCGTGGATGCCCCCGGAGTACGAGCTCGCCGACGTCACCGCCGTGCAGGCCGTGCTGGCAGGGCGCGCGAGCCCCGAGCAGCAGCAGCGCGCCATGCGGTGGGTGATCGAGCGCGCCGCCGGCACCTACGACCTCGCCTACCGGCCAGGCGGCGAGGACGGCCGGCGCGACACCGACTTCGCGCTCGGCCGGGCCTTCGTCGGCCAGCAGATCGTGAAGCTATCCAAGCTGAACCCCGGCCTCCTGCCCCGGAGGGAGCCGAGGGCGGACCCGCCTGAACCCGGACGCGACTGATCACCACGAGGAGAGAGACCATGCCAGACCCCCAAGGCAGCACCGCGCCCTCCGGCGCACCCGCCCCCGCCGCAGCCCCCGCAGCGGCCCCGGCCGCAGCGCCGGCACCGGCTGCCACCCATGCCAGCACCGGCGGCGGCGCAGCGCCTGCGGGCGCCACGCAGGGCAGCAGCGCAGCCGCCCCGGCATCGAGCACCGCCCCGAGCACCGGCACGGCGCCCGCGTCGACCGAGGACCCCGCCAAGGGCGCGTGGCCGGACGACTGGAGGGAGAAGGTCTCCAAGGCCGACGCCAAGGCGCTCGCGCGCCTGCAGCGGTACGCCAGCCCCGAGGCCGCGCTCGAGGCGCTCTCGGCCCTGCAGCTGAAGATCAGCACCGGCGAGCTGCGGGCGATGCCGAAGAAGGACGCCTCCCCCGAGGAGAAGGCCGCCTTCCGCGCCGCGCTCGGCGTGCCCGAGAAGCCCGATGGCTACCAGCTCAGCCTGAAGGACGGATTCGTGGTGCCCAAAGAGGACAAGGGCACGGTCGACGGCTTCCTCTCGGTCGCCCACGGCTCGGACCTGAACAGCGCCCAGGCCTCGGCGATCGTCGACTGGTACTACGGCGAGCAGGAGCGCGTGACCGCCGCGATCGCCGAGCGCGACAAGGCCGAGGCCATCAAGGCGCGCGACGCCCTGCAGGCCGAGTGGGGCGGGAACTACCGCGAGAACGTCAACCGCATCTTCGGCCTGCTCGACCTCGCCCCGGCCGGCGTGAAGGAGCGCCTGATCGGGCACCGGCTGGAAGACGGCAAGGGCCTCGCCTCGGACCCCGACGTGCTGCGCTGGTTCGCGCACCTCGCGCGCGAGCTGGATCCGAGCGGCACCCTGACCCCGGGCAGCGGCCAGACCTCGGCAGACGCGCTGGACACCGAGATCGCCAAGATCGAGAAGGTCATGCGCGAGGACCGGCCGGCGTACAACCGCGACGCCGCGATGCAGCAGAAGCTGCGCGAGCTCTACGCGGCCCGCGAGCGCGCCCAGGCCAAGCGGGCGTAGCAGCACCCCGAGGGCGGCGCCTCTTGTGCGCCGCCCGAAGGGGGGGTAGGATGCGCCGCATCTGGCGGTCATCCTCCTCGAGAGCCCCGCCGGTGAGCAACCCCACCAGGTAGCTCGGCCCCGGCGGCCAGCCAGACCCGGCCCTGCGAAAGCGGGCACCCCGGCGAGGGCAGGCCAAGACGGTCACCCCGATGCGACGGTCGTGAAAACCACCATTGCAAAGGAGCCCACCGTGGCCAAGACGAAATCGATCCTCTGGAAGGTCCGCCTCTTCCTCGCAGCGTGCCTCGCCGCGCTGCTCTACCCGCTCAAGTCCTACGCCGAGCGCAACCTCGTGCTGATGCTGGACACCGCGTTCCAGACCCAGTACCGCCAGGAGTTCATCGCCTCGTTCGAGCAGAAGCAGTCGCTGCTGCGCGAGACCGTGACCACCGAGGCGGTGATCAAGGGCAACACGGCGGTGTTCCTCGTGGTCGGCAGCGGCGGCGCCGAGGCGGTCAGCCGGGGCGTGAACGGCCTCATCCCGGCCCGCGCGGACGACGAAACGCAGAACAGCTGCACCCTCTCCGAATGGCACGACCTGGTGCGCAAGACGGGCTTCAACGTCTTCGCCAGCCAGGGCAACCAGCGCGAGATGATGCAGATGACCACGATGGCGGTGCTCAACCGCAAGATCGACAGCCAGATCGTCACCGAGCTCGCCAACGGCACGGTCACGATCGGCGGCACCGGCACCGCGGTCACCGTGTCCCTGTTCCAGAACGGCCGCGTGAAGCTCTCGAACGCGAGCGTGCCGTGGGACTCGAACATCACGCTGCTCTGCCAGCCATCGTTCCTCGCCTACCTCGAGCAGGCGCCCGAGTTCACGAACGCCCAGTACGTGGACATCCGCCCCTACGCCGGCGCCACCAACCCGTCGTGGCGCGACAAGCCGATGGCGTACCGCTGGCGGAACTGCCTGATCGTCGAGCACCCGAACCTCCCGGGCAAGGGCACCACGGCCGAGAAGTCGTTCCTCTACCACAAGAGCGCGATCGGCCACGCCGCGAACACCGGCGGCATGGAGACCCCGGTCGGCTACAACGAGGAGCAGGCCTACTCGTGGGCGCGGGCGTCGATGTTCATGGGCGCCAAGCTCCTGCAGAACGCGGGCGTGGTGGTGATCACGCACGACGGCTCGGCCTACGCCTAACCGGGCGGCGGGAACAACGACTACGTGACCCGCTAGGGGCGCCCAGAGAACCGGGCGCCCCATCCGGGAAAGACCAGGAGAACAGCAGCCATGAAACACCTCAAGCAGCTCGCCCTCGCCATCGTCGCCGCGCTCGCGGCCCCGCTGAAGGCATACGCCGAACGCAGCCTCGTCTGCTTCGCGTACTCCGGCAGCACCGCGGCATCCAGCGTCGCCAACCCGCCGGCGTGCATTTCGCAGCCCCTGACCCGGGGCTCGAGCGCGCTCACCGGCAACAAGCCGCAGGTCTGGCTCTACAGCTCGACCAACCTCACCACGGACCTGACGGGGGCGAACTTCTTCTCCGACGCGTGGTACCTCGGCATGCGGCCCGGCGACATCGTGATGGGCACGCAGTACACCTCGGCCGGCTCGAGCGTGATCACCTTCCAGGGGTCGATCGGCGCCGTGACGACCGCGGGTGCCGCCCTCTCGACCGGCGGCACGATGACCTCGACCTTCAGCTGATCGAAGCCGTCAGCCCCGGGGACCGCGCCGTAACGCGGGACCCCGGGGATTTCGCCTGCGCCCTCTGGCGGGTGCAGGCGAAATCCCCGAGGAGGCAGTCCATGAACGCACCCAAGCCCGTCCAAGCCGCGCTCCACATGCACGAGGCCGAGTTCAAGCGATCGCGCTTCTGCATCGACGTCCCCAAGGGCGTGAGCCCCGAGGAGGCGGTAAGCCCCGCCTTCTACGCCAACGTCGCCGCGAAGCTGAAGGCCTGGGACCAGATCGAGCTGCGCGCCGAGGACGGCACGTGGTACATGGAGGTCATGGTGCTCGACGCCTCGCGCGCCTGGGCCCGGGTGTACCCGATCCTCGGCCCGACCCGCTTCACCACCGCCGACGTTGCGCAGAGCCAGGCCTCCGCAGAGAACGCCGCACCGGTTCCCGCGCCCAAGAAGCTGACCGCCGAGGACTTCGAGATCACGCACCGCGCCGGCAAGCGCTGGAGCGTGATCCGCAAGTCCGACCGCGAGGTGATCAGCGAGAGCCACGCCCAGAAGGCCGGCGCCGAGGAGGCGCTCGCCGCCTACCTGCAGGGGCAGGGCAAGGCCGTCACGGCGACGGCGTGAGGCCGCGCGCGCCGTGGCCGCCACCCGGCTGAAGATCTACAACGGCGCGCTGATGCTGTGCGGCGAGCGCGCGCTCGCCAACCTGAACGAGAACCGGGAGCCCCGGCGCCTGCTCGACGAGGTCTGGAAGGACAATGGCGGGCGCTACGGCCTCGAGCAGGCGCAGTGGAAGTTCGCCAAGCGCACCGCGCACTTCACACCGTCGACCAACGTCACCCCCGCTTTCGGCTACGCCCACGGCTTCGCCAAGCCGACCGACTGGGTGTCGACGATGGCGGTCTGCTCGGACGAGCGCATGAAGGTGCCGCTCCTGCAGTACCGGGACGAGGTGGGCTACTGGTTCGCCGACCTCGAGGACATCTACATCAGCTACGTCTCGGACGACGCGGACTACGGCGGCAACCTCGCCGGGTGGACCGACACCTTCTGCGCCTTCGTCGAGGCCCACTTCGCCTCGAAGATCATCTGGCGCCTGCCCGGGGGCCTCGAGAAGGTCGACGCCGTGGACAAGGCGATGCAGCGCACGCTGAAGACCGCGAAGAACAAGGACGCGATGGCGGACCCCACCAAGATGCCCCCGACCGGCGCCTGGCCGGGCGCGCGAGTGGGGCGATACGGCAGCCGCGGCCCGATGGGTGATGGCGGGAACCCCGGCTCCCTGACGGGATAGCCGTGCCCCGCGCCAACACCGCCTTCCTCGCCTTCAACCGGGGGATCGTGTCCCGGCTCGGCCTCGCGCGCGCGGACCTGAAGCGCGTCGCCATGAGCGCCGAGGAGCAGACCAACTGGATGCCCCGCGTGCTCGGCAGCATGATGCTGCGCCCGGGCCTGAAGTACACCGTGGCGACCCGGAACAACGCCGCCGCGAAGTACATCCCCTTCGTCTTCGCCATCGACGACAAGGCCTCGATCGAGCTCACCGACCAGGCGATGCGGGTGCTGGTCGACGACACCGTGATCACCCGCCCATCGGTCTCGAGCGCCATCACCAACGGCAACTTCGACACCGACCTGACCGGCTGGACCGACGCCGACGAGGCCGGCGCCACCTCGGCATGGGCAACCGGCGGGTACATGGGCCTGACCGGCAACGGCACCGCCGCCGCCTACCGACACCAGACCGTGACCGTAGCCGCCGGCGACATCGGCGTGACGCACGCGCTGCACGTGGTGATCGAGCGCGGCCCGGTGACCTTCCGGGTGGGCACTGCCGCCGGCGACGACAGCTACGTGCGCGAGACCACGCTGGACACCGGCGAGCACTCGCTCGCCTTCACGCCATCCGGCAACTTCGTGGTCCAGTTCCTCTCCCGGCTCGAGCGCATCGTGCTGGTCGACTCCTGCACCGTCGAGGCCGCCGGCGCGATGGTGGTGCCTACGCCGTGGCTGGCAGACGACCTGAGCCTGCTGCGGTGGGACCAGTCGGGGGACGTGATCTTCGTGGCCGCCTTCGGCTACCAGCAGTGGAAGATCGAGCGCCGCGCCACCGAATCGTGGTCGGTGAGCGTGTACCAGACCGACGACGGGCCATTCCGCACCGCCAACGTGGGTCCGATCACGATGACCCCGAGCGTGCTCTCGGGAAACGGCACGCTCACCGCCAGCGCCGCCTACTTCCGCAGCACGCACGTAGGGGCGCTCTTCGCGCTCACCTCGAGCGGCCAGACCGTGGCGGTGACCGTCACCGCACAGAACACCTTCTCGGACCCGATCACGGTATCTGGCGCGGGCGCAGGGGACCGCACGTTCACGATCAACATCAGCGGCACCTGGGTGGCGACCGTGGTGCTGCAGCGCTCGCTCGACTCGGACACCGGACCATGGTCTGACGTCGCGGGCAAGAGCTGGACGGCGAACACCACCGAGACCTACAACGACGGCCTCGACAACCAGATCGCCTACTACCGCATCGGCGTGAAGACCGGCGGATTCACCAGCGGCAGCGTGGCGGCCAGCCTCACCATCAACAGCGGCACCGCCCGCGGCATCGGCCGCATCACCGCGTTCAGCTCCTCCACCCTGGTGTCGATCGAGGTGCTCGACGCCTTCGGCCAGACCACCGCCACCGACGACTGGGAGGAGGGCGAGTGGTCGGATTACCGGGGCTACCCGAGCGCGGTCAGCATCCACGAAAGCCGCCTCACCTGGAGCGGCAAGGACCGGGACTGGAACTCGGCCACGGACGACTTCTACAACTTCGACGGCACCGCCGAGGGCGATTCGGCCTTTTTCTCCCGCACGATCGGCTCCGGCCCCGTCGACAAGATCAACTGGAGCATCTCGCTCGACGTGAAGATCCTCGGCGGACAGGGCGCCGAGCACTCGGTGCGATCGACCACCTTCGGCGAGCCGCTCACCCCGACCAACGCGAACATCAAGAAGGCCAGCACCCAGGGCTCCGGCGACGTGCCGGCCGTGCAGATCGACAGCCGCGGGGTCTATGTGCAGCGCGGGGGCGTGCGCGTCTACGAGCTCACCCTCGACGGCGACAGCCTGAACTACACCAGCCAGCACCTCACGGCCCTCTGCCCCACGATCGGCAGCCCCGGCATCGTGCGCGTCGCGGTGCAGCGCCAGCCGGACACCCGCTACCACTGCGTGCGCTCGGACGGCACCGCGGCGGTCATGGTGTACGACCGCGTCGAGAACGTCGTCTGCTGGATCGAGGTCGAGAGCCCGGCAGCCGGCGGCCTGATCGAGGACGTGCACGTGCTCCCCGGGGACGTCGGCGCGGACGAGGACCAGGTCTACTACGTGGTCGCGCGCATGATCAACGGCTCCACCGTGCGCTACCTCGAGCGGTGGGCGCTGGAATCCGAATGCGAGGGCGGCACGCTCAACCTGCAGGGCGACAGCTTCAAGACCTACACCGGCACCGCCACCACCACGATCACCGGCCTCTCGCACCTCGAGGGCGAGGAGGTCGTGGTCTGGGCGGACGGCGCCGACGTCGGCACCGACAGCGACTGGACCCTGCTCTACACCGTGACGGGCGGCCAGATCACGCTCGCCACCGCCGCCTCGAGCGTCATGGTCGGCCTGCCCTACGAGTCCCGCTTCCAGAGCGCGAAGCTGGTGCAGGTGCAGGGCAGCCTCGGCATCGCCCTCAACGCCCACAAGAAGGTCGACAGCCTGGGCCTCGTGATGGGCAACGTGCACGCCAAGGGCCTGCGCTTCGGCCCGGACTTCGACACCCTCGACGACCTGCCAGAGGTCGAGGATGGCGCGCGCGTGGACGCCGACGAGGTGCGCACCGACTACAACGGCGACCCGATCGAGTTCCCGGGCAGTTGGGAGCCCGATTCCCGCGTGTGCCTGCTCGGCACCGCCCCGCGACCTGTTACCGTGATGTCCTGCGTGATGGAAACCGAGGTAGTCGACTGATGGCCGTGACCGTGCGACCCGCCAAGCTGGAAGACCTCGAGGCCCTGGGCGTCGCGCTCGAGCGCCCCGGGTACTGGGTGGCCGCCGTCGACGGCGAGCGCGTGCTCGGCGCCGGCGGCATCACCGCGGCAGGCGCGGTCTGGGTGGCCGCCTGCGTGATCCGCCCCGAGGTCCGCGCCGAGCTGCGCCGCTACCGCCGGGCGCTCCTCGCGGCCGCGCGCGCCGCGCTGGCGCCGGCCACCCGCATGCGCGTGCCGGTCTACGCCGAGCCGGACGAGGACGTGGCGAACGCCGCCGCCTTCCTCGAGCACCTCGGCTTCCGCCCCCACCCGGCCGGCGGGTACCTGCTGGAGGCGCCGCGTGGCTGACCTGATCGACATCACCAACCTGCAGAAGTGGGCCCCTGGCATCGCGCAGGTAACCTCCTCCTTCCTCGGGTGGGAGGGCGCGCAGCAGCAGGCGGCGGGCGCCGAGCTCTCGGGCGAGGGCGCGCTCCTCACCGGCAGCGCCGCGCGCATCGCCGGCCTGCGCAAGCGCGTCGCGCTGGAATTCCAGGCCGAGCAGCTCGACCAGCAGGCCGGCACGGCGATCGCCGCCTCGCAGCGCCAGGCGATCGAGCAGGAACGCGCCGCCTTCCTGACCGCGAGCCGCGCGCTGGCGCTGGCTGGCGCCGCCGGCGTGGACGCCTCGGACCCGAGCATGCGCCGCCTGATCTCCACCACCGCGGGCGAGGGCTACCTGCGGGCCGCCGGCGCGCTCTACGCCGGCCGGGAGGCCTCCCGCATCGCATCGATGGGGGCCGCAGGAAAGCGCTACGAGGGTGCCGTGGCCGAGGAACTGGGCATCGAGCAGGAGAAGGCCTACGGCCTGCAGGCGCAGGGCTACGGCCGCCAGGCGGACGCGTACCGCACCTCGGGCCTCGGCAGCATCGCGCAGGGCGCCTCGGGCCTGCTCGCCAAGTACGGAGGCGGCGGGCCGGCGGACACGAAGACCCAGAAGGTCGACCCGAACTGGGCGGACTCGTGGGCCGATGACGGCTCGATCATCGCAGACGCGTGGCTGGACTTCTGATGCCCAAACTCCCTGACGCAACCGCCCTCGGCGCCCGCCCGGTACCGGCCACCCCGGGAGGCATCGCCGCCTACCAGCCAGCCGACTTCGAATCGGTCGGCCGGATCGTGACCGGCGCAGGCAACCTCGCCGAGGGCGCCGGCCGCATCACGCGCGGCACCGGCAGCCAGTTCGACGCCGTGGGGGACGAGCTCTACAAGTCCTACAGGGTCGAGAAGGACCGACTCGACACCATCCGCGCCGAGGACGCCTACAGCCGCCTGCGCGATCGCCAGCTCGAACTCACCGTGGGTGAGAAGGACGGCTTCACCCGCGTGCGCGCCGGCGACGCCATCCGCCCCGGCTTCTACCATGGCTACGACGAGCGCTTCAAGGCGGCCGCCAAGGAGATCGCGGACGGCCTGGACGACGACGAGCAGCGCCAGAAGTTCAAGCTGCGCGCCTCGGCCACCGCCCTGCAGTACCGCGAGAACCTCCTGCAGCACATCGCGCGCGAGGGCGACGTCTACGCCAAGCAGGTCTACGAGGGCACGATCAAGACCGAGACCCGCATGGCGACCGCGGAGTGGAACAACCCCAACTCGGTCGACGCCACCCTGATGCGCATCGGCGGCTCGATCGACACCGCCGCCAAGCGCTTCGGCTGGTCCCCGGAGTACGCCGAGGCGCAGCGCCAGCAGGCCTTCGGCGCGGTGCACTCGGCCGTGATCGGACAGGCGCTCGCCAGCCACGACTTTCGCTACGCCAAGGACTGGTACGACAGGAACAAGGCCGACGTCGACGCGCCGACCGCCAAGGCGCTCGAGGCGAAGATCTACGACGAGACCCAGAAGGGAATCTCCACCGCCTACCGCGAGCAGTTCCTCGGCCTGAAGAACGACGCCGCCGGCATCGACAAGCTGGTCGGCACGATCATGGCCGACAAGACGCTGGACGACGCGCGCCGCGTGACGATCGTCGGGCCGATGATGACCCGCTCCGAGCAGCTGAAGAACGAGGCCTTCCGCCGCCAGCAGGCCGCGGAGGCGCGCGCCGAGCGCGAGGCCGCGCGCACCGAGAAGATCGTCGAGCAGGGCCTGAACGACGTGAACCAGAACATCCTGCACGGCTACGAGGTCGACCCCACGAAGATGGAGCCGCTCCTCTCGAGGGTGAAGGGCAACCCGTACTTGACGAGCCTGGTCGAGCGGACCATGAACCTCGCCGGCGCCACGCGCTCCTTCCGCCTCGCCAGCCCCGTCGAGCAGGAGGCGATGATCACGAAGGCCGAGACCGCCGCGCGCGCCGAGCCCGGGAAGTTCGACCGCAAGGTGCTGGACGCCTGGAAGGCCATCCGCTCCAACCAGCAGCAGGAGGTCCGCCGCGACCCGGTGACCTTCGGCGTGCGCCAGGGCCTGATCGACCCCGGCTCCCCCGCCGCGCAGCCGATCGACCCGACCAACCCGGCCAAGATGGGCACCACGATCGCGGCGCGCATGGAGGCCGCCACCGCGATCGCCGGCCGCTACAACGTGCCGGTGAAGCCCCTGACCGAGGAGGAAACCAACCTCCTGCGCACCGGCCTGGCGGCCGCCGGCGCGGACAAGAAGATGGAGTACTTCGGCGCGCTGAAGACCTCGACCGGCATGACCCCGCGCACGTACATGGCGGTGATGGGGCAGCTGGCGCCGGACGATCCCGTCACCGCGATCGCGGGCTCGCAGGCCGGCAAGGGCTACCAGGCGAACGCCTCGATCATTGCCCGCGGGCAGGAGATCCTCGCCCCCAAGCGCGACGCGGACGGCAAGCCCGTAGGCGGCAAGCTGATCGCCATGCCGCCCGAGGAGCAGTTCGAGCGCACCTTCACCGAGAAGGCGGGCGACGCCTTCGCCGGCAAGCCCGAGCAGCGCAGCGCCCACCTGCAGGCCTTCCGCGCCGCCTACGCGGCGCTCGCCAGCGACAAGGGGGGCGAGACCGCGCTGAAGGTGCTGGACTCGAACCTCGCGGACAAGGCCTTCGAATCTGTGCTCGGACGCTCCATGAGCTGGAACAGCCGCTCGGTGATCCTGCCCTACGGCTACACCTCGGGCATGTTCAAGGACGGCCTGCGCCTGCGCCTCGAGGAGATGCGCGACGCCGGCCAGATCAGCCAGAACGACATGGACCGCATCTGGGACCTGCCCCTGCGAAACGAGGGCGACGGCCGCTACCGCCCGATCGCCGGCGACGCCGACCTCGTCGACAAGCAGGGCCGCAAGGTGGTGATCGACTTCACCAGCACGCCCTTCCGCACCAGCGGCGGCAACCGCCCGCAGCAACCGTTCGTGAGCGTCGTGCCCCCCAGTGACGCCACGAAGGGCTACTGGGCGTGGCGCAGGGGCGAGAAGTGAGCCTCGACCTCTTCGAGCGCGAGAACGAGGACGTAACCGCCCGCCGCCCCGGTACCTCGATGGCGCAGGTGGATGTGCCCTTCTTCCACAACCTGCTCCCCGGCGGCATGAAGGTCATGGCGGGCGAGCTGGCAAAGGCCGGGCGCGCGGTATCGATGCTGGCCGCCCCGGTCGCCGTGCTGGCCGACGAGGCGCTCTCGGGCTACGGCTACGGCACCGAGATCCAGGACCGCTTTTTCCAGCAGCACGACGAGTTCTTCGGCTCCGCGGTGAAGTACTGGACCCCGGAACCGGGCGAGGTCGGCATGGCGGGCGAGGTCGTTGGATCGCTCGCCGGCATGCTCCCCCTCATCATCGGCAGCGCCCCGGCCGCCGTAGGCGCGCAGGTGCTCTCCCAGGGCGAGGACCTGATCGACAAGGGCGTGCCGGCCGACAAGGCGGTGGGCGTGGGAGTAGCGCAGGCCGCAGGCCTCGCCACCGGGATCTGGATGCCGATCCTCGGCCAGAACCTCTGGCAGCGCGTGGTGCTCGGCGGCGCCGGCTTCAACGTGCTGCAGGGCGCGGTCACCCGGGGCGCAAGCCAGGCCATCCTGGGCGACGACAGGGCGGCCGAGCTCTTCCCCGTCGCGGGCGCGAAGGAGATCACCCTCGACCTGCTGCTCGGCCTCGCCTTCGGGGGCGTGGCGCACCTCTCCCCGCGCATGCGCGCCGAGGGCAAGGACGTCTGGGCGAAGGTCTCGGAGTGGGCCCGGGACCTGCCTCCAGAGCAGGTGGACGCGATCGCGGCGCTGCGCCAGGCCGAGCACCTGAACGTCGAGACCATGCCCGGCAAGCCCCTGGGGCCCGAGGACATCGAGGCGAACGTGAACCGCACTAAGGCCGCGCTCGAGATGCTGCTGCGCGAGGAGCCGGTGAACGTGGAGCAGATGCCCGCCCCCAAGGTCGAGCCCGACCGCGCCCGCCAGGTGGACGCCGAGACCCGTACCGCCGAGCTCGCCCTCGAGGCCGAGCGCGTGCGCACGGAGGAGGGCATCCCCGAGGCGCTGGCAGCCGAGCCCGAGGCCGCGCGCGGCATGCCGGCCGAGTGGGTGGAGGTCGCCAAGCTGCCCCTTGAGGAGCAGCCCGGCGCGATCGGCGCCGCGATCGAGCGCCGGCTCGCCGAACTGGGCGTCGACCAGCGCGAGGCCACGGCGAACGGCGCGCTCTGGCGGGCCTTCTTCGACACCGCCAGCCGCAAGTACGGCGTGCAGGCGGCCGAACTGATGCGGGACTACGGCATCGACATCCAGCGCATGCGCGCCCAGGTGCCGGCCGCGGACGCGGCGCTTGCAACAGGTGGTGCAGAGGGGTATGGTGGTGGCCGTGGACGACTTGAGCAAAGCCCTGGAAACCGGCCCCGAGCCGAAGACCTTCAGCGAACTGTTGCGGGAGGGAGTCCCGAATCAGGGTGGGTTGGCGCAACTCGCATCCGCAGAGGAACAAGCCCTGAGCCGCTCGCGGTCTACCGCGGCTCCGAGCTCGAGCTCGCCCCAGAGCACTTCGACCTAAGCGCCCTCGGGCGCGCCTCGGGCAACCCGAGCAGCGGGCTTGGGGTCTGGTTCACCACCACCAGAAGCGAGGCCGGCACCTACGGCAAGGTGCAGGAGGCCTACCTCGACCTGCGAAACCCGAAGCTGGTGAAGATCGAGGACCTGCCCGGCTTCGACAGCGCCGAGGCCGCGCACGCGTGGCGCGAGGAACTGCGCGCGCAGGGGCACGACGGCCTCGTGGTGACTGCGCAGCACCTGGGCGGCAAGACCCACGTGGTGGCCTTCGACGCGAAGCAGGTGGTGCCGATCGGCGGCCACGGCGAGTACGCGCAGGGTGTGAAGCCGGGCCCGATGTTCTACTCCGAGCTCGCGCGCCAGATCCAGACCGCGAAGATGGACCAGGCGCCGGCGAAGGGGTGGAAGGACTACATCCGCGGCCTCGCCCAGAAGGGCGTGAAGGCCGAGGAGGTCAAGTGGTCCGGCATCGACGAGTGGCTGGACCTGCAGCAGGGCCGCGTGACCCGCCAGCAGGTGTCGGACTTCCTCGAGCAGAACGGCGTGCGCGTCGACGAGGTCATGCTCGGCGGGAAGTCGACCCGCACGATCCACGACGCGCCGATCGCCAACCAGGTCGCGCGCGTGCGGGAACTGGGATTCGAGGTCGAGGCGAATCCGGTTGACCCGTCCGACGTCCTGTTCCGCCTGAAGGCCGAGGAGGGCGACTTCTTCTCCCCATCGGAGATGGAGCAATTCGCCGAGCTCGATGCCAAGGAAGCGCAGGCCGCGCTGAAGAACGCCGACAGCATGGACGCCTCCGAGCGCGCCATCTACGACGAGATGGCCGCCGGCGCCGAGGCGATGAAGCAGGCCGCCCCTATCGCGCGCGAGGTGCAAGCCTACATGGCGCAGATGACCGAGGCGGAAACCCCGCCCAAGTACGGCCAGTACCAGGAGCCCGGCGCGAAGGAGGGCTCCTACCGCGAGCTGCTGCTGACGCTGCCGGAGAAGCCCATCAGCCCGAAAGAAGTATCCGATCCAGTCAGAGGTTCTCACCATTGGATCGTTCGCATTCGCGGCGTTGACGTTTATGTCCCAACCTTCATTCCCAGGGCCAGGGTTAGGGAAGAAGCCGCGGCCTTGTACAGCAAAAACGGCTTAGGGCAATCGGATGCATTCCGGTCAACTCACTTCGACCAGCCCAACATCCTCGCGCACGTGCGCTTCAACGAGCGCACCGACGCCGATGGCAAGCGCGTGCTCTTCGTGGAGGAGATCCAGTCGGACTGGGCGCAGAAGGGCAAGAAGGAAGGCTTCTCGACCGAGCCGGACGAAAACCCCGAGGGCATCCCGAACGCTCCGTTCGTGGGCAAGACCGAGGCCTGGGTCGGGCTCGTGCTGAAGCGCATGATCCGCTACGCCGCCGAGAACGGCTTCGACAGCGTGGCGTGGACCCGAGGCGAGCAGCAGGTCGGCCGCTACACCAGCGCGCTGCGCAAGGCCGTGGACTCGATCGAGTGGACGAAGACCGCGGACGGGATCCACATCAAGGGGTGGAAGGGCGTTCGCGGCCAGGACGAAATGGCGCCTGACGTGGTGCGCCGCAACCAGGTCGTCGACACCACCGAGAAAGAGACCGCCCTCTCCGACGCGATCGGCAAGTCGATGGCCGAGCGGATCATCAAGGACCCGGCCCAGTCCGGCACGATCGAGGGCGAGAACATCCGCGTGGACGACACCGGCATGGCGTCCTTCTACGACCGGATCGTGCCCAACGTGGCGAACCAGCTGCTCAAGAAACTGGGCGGCGGGAAAGTGCGCGAAGTCGGCATCGAGACCCCATCGGTCGGCGACAAGATGCCCGAACTGCGCGAGGTCACCGACGACGAGATGGTGGGGATGCAGGGCCTCGAGGAGTTCGACAACGGCACCAAGCCGGTGATGGCGGCAACGAGGCTGCTGGTAGACGGGCGCGTAGAGCAGGGCCTCGTGATCACCGACCGCAAGGGCGTGCACATCCTGCTGAACGATGGCGAGACCGAGGCGCTGATCCAGAGGGACGACATCCTCGCGCACCTGGACAGGGGCGGGGTGATGCACCAGCGCGCGATCGAGGCATGGGTCGGCGGCCGGCTCGGCGCGATCGACGTGCTGAAAGCGTACTGGGACCCGACGTACACCACCAACAGCATGTGGCCGCTCGCGCAGGTGATCAGGGGCGAGGCAAGCGAGATCCGCCCGGCCCCGGCCGAGACCCCGAAGCAGCAGGGCTTCGACCTCACGCCCCAGATGCGCGAGCGCGCGCTCGGCGGGCAGACCCTCTTCCAGCGCGCCTACCACGGCAGCCGCTCGATCCATGACCGCTTCTCGCTGCAGAAGATCGGCGCCGGCGAGGGCGCCCAGGTGTACGGGTGGGGCCTGTACTTCTCGAGCCTGAAGAAGATCGCGGACTGGTACCGCAAGAACCTGGCCGGCGCACCGCAGGGCCCGGCGCTCTACATCGACGGCAAGCCGGTCGACTGGCGCGGGTGGTACCGCACGCTTCCAGACCGTGACCAGATGGGCCTGCTGGAGCTGAACGCCAGGATGATCAACTACCGCACCAGCGCGGTAGCGGAAACCGAGGTGCGAAAGAACCTCGAGACCGAGGTGCGCAACCTCGAGCGCGCGAAGGCCGAAGGCCGCACCATGACCGGCAACGCCTCCAAGGACGACTGGAACTACCGCAACGCCACCGCCGCGATCGAGGTGCTGAACAAGTACAAGATCGGTGTCGATCCGGGCGTGAAGCCAGGCCGCACCTACGAGGTCGAGATCCCGGAAACGAAGGACATGATCGACTGGGAGGCCCCGGCCCACAAGCAGCCCAAGCTGGTCGAGGCCTGGCACTCGCTGATGCCGGAATCCGAATTCCCGCCCGTCTGGATGCGAGGCAAGGACGCCTACGAGGCCTTCGCAAAGCTGATCGACGAGCGCCCCGAGGTCGAGGAACGCATGATCGACTGGTACCGGGAGAACATCGATCCGCTGATGCCGCAGACCAAGTACTACCTGCACTTCGCGGAGGGCCCGCACGCCAAGGAACGCTACGAGGCAGACGAGCGCGGCCAGCCGGTGGCGTTCGACTCGGAGGCTGAGGCGATCTCCTACGCCGCCGAGAAGCGCATGCCGAAGATGGAGGTCATGGAGGAAACGCTCGACCAGCCCAACGTGCCGAGCCCGCAGGAAATGGTGAGCCGCTGGCTCGACCGGGAGCACGGCGTGAAGGGCATCACGTACAAGGGCCTGTCCTCCGGCGAGCGCAACTTCGTGGTGTTCGACGACAACGCCATCCAGATCGTCGGCTACGACCAGGCCAAGCGCGGCCAGATCGCCTTCCGCGGCGGCGAGACCGTTATCGGACTCTTCGAGGGCGCGAACGCGAGCACCTTCGTGCACGAGAGCGGCCACCTCTTCCTGCAGATCACCCGGGACCTGGCGCTGCGCGCAGACGCGCCGGCGGCCGCGGTCGAGGACTGGGCACGGCTCGAGAGCTGGCTCGGCGTGAAGGATGGCGAGCTCACCACCGAGGCGCACGAGCAGTTCGCCCGCGGGTGGGAGAAGTACCTCGGCGAGGGCGAGGCCCCGACCCCGGAGCTGCGCGGCATCTTCCAGCAGTTCCGCGACTGGCTGCTGCAGGTGTACCGCACCCTGACCGAACTGGACGTGAACCTCTCCGACGAGATCCGTGGCGTCATGGGGAGGATGCTGGCGAGCGAAGCAGCGGACCCGACACCGGCGCGCGCGCGCGCCACAACCGAAGCCGAAGGGGCGCCCGCGCCAACCGGCCGCGCCGAACCTCCTCCTCCTCGCGGCGGGGACGGGGAAGCGCGGGCGACCCCCGAGGCCCAGGACGAGCCGGATCCGTGGACGCTGGTGGGGCGCGAGAACGCCCCGCAGCGACCCGCGGCGCCGGCGCGCGGCCTTGAGGACCAGGAGGTCCGCGACATCCTGCTGGTGATGGCCGAGCACGAGGCCGGGTGGGCCGAGATCGGCGGCCGGCACCTGGGCGGGGAACTCGGTCAGCCGAACTTCTCGGCATGGGTGCCGCGCGCCGACTGGTGGCCGAAGCGCGAGGGCAAGCTGAACGAGGCCCAGACCAAGGAAGCGGTGAGGAAGGCGCTGGCCGGCGAGAAGCTGAAGAAGAAGGAGCAGCTGGCGATCGACTACATGGTCAAGATCGCAGGCGAGCGCGCCTCCGACGTGGGCATGGTTGGGCGGGACGAGTGGGAGCTCACCGCCCGCGAGGTCGCCGACGAGGGCCTCGAGCCGAGCACCCGCAACGTGGTGGACGCCGCGCTGGTTGCGCGCGCCGCCGAGATCAGCGAGGGCGCGGTCGACTCCCTCGCCATTCGGTACGAGAATGACGACGCCGGCTTCATGCAGGCGGTACGGAGGCTGATCGATGAAAACCACCGAGAAACTCGCAGGATCCGGGCGGATCTCGAAGCTGCTCGCGGCGGGCAAGAAGCTGGCGGGCAAGCGCCGGGACCTGCAGGTGCAGAACCGCCAGCCGACGCAGGCGCTGCAGGGGGGCAACCCGCAGCTCGAGCCGCAGCCGGGGAGCGGCCGGCCGGCGAACTTCCGGGACCTGCAGGGGCCGAGCCCGCTCGCGTAGACCCCGTCCGGCAGGCGGCAGAGGACTTCGTGACCGCCAACCCCGACCGGCCTATCATCGTCGGCAAGAACGCGGACGGCACGCCGATCGTGCGCACCGCCCGGGAGTACATGGAGGAGGCCCGTATGCAGGCCGAGCTCGCCCGCCAGG